TAAAGTAGCCATGCTACTTGCTCCTTATCTCCGCATTTGTTTTTGAGCACGAACGCGCCGATCGATTTCTTCCAGCCATATTTCCTGCGCGGTTTGCGGAGGACGTTGGCCGCCCGGTACACCTACACCACCCCCTTGCGGGTCAGGCGTGGGTAAGTTTCTGAGGGTCTCACGATGCGCTGCAGTTTGGGTCGCACGGACTTGTTGCGCACTGGCGGGCACTTGGCCGGGTTCTGGGTTCTGGAGTTGATACAGGTAAACATCCTGCTTATACCGGTCCAACAGATAGCTGCACTCGTCGGCCTTTTTGGAGTTGACCAGAGGTCTTACTGCATCAGGCTGGGTGGTGAGCCAGCTCTCGAACTCGGGGGAGTTACGCACGGCCATCCAGTCAGGATGACGGGCCTCCAGATTCGAACGCTCGCTTTGCATCTGTTGGGTAGTAGAGAAAGATTGTACCTTATCAAGTCCTTGGGCCAGACCTTCCAGTCTTGTTTCAAGTCGTTGCGTATTAGCTTGCTGGGCTGCCCAGAGGCGCTTCATTTGCGCTGCCTCGTCGGGGTAGTTCTCGGCAAACTCCTTAAACTCCTGCGTCTCAAAGTCCGGTGACGGAGTTGGATGGGAGGGAGTGCGTTGCCCGCCTGACGACGCCTGAGGAACGGGTTGCCTTTCGGTAAGCCTTCTCAGTCTATCGTTTTCAGCCTGCACCGGGGCGAGTCGTCCGTGTACAGCACTGTATTGCCATTTCAAATTCTTTATAATATCCTGCTGGCCGTCATAGGCCAGCTTGGCCTCTTCGCTCAGCGTGTCATACCACGCCGGCACGTCGTCTGAGGACGCGGCTGCCTGTGGCTCCTTCGCGGGCTCTGGCTCTGGCTCTGGCTCTGGCTCTGGCTCTGGCTCTGGCTCTGGCGAAGGTTCAATTCCTGACCTGACATCACCGCGTCGGTCAACCTCTTCCGCGAACAGTCGTTCCTCTTCGCTCGCGTACTGTGGCTCGTCGGGAGCGATCTGCCCCGGTGCGGGTGCCTTCTGTTGGCTCACTTCTTGTCGCTGCTCAGTCTGACTCATTGTCGTCGTTGCCCTCTGCTGGTTCTGCACTGACCTCGGAAAGCACTCGCCGCAGGCCTGTCAGCTCGCCGCGCATACGATTGGTCTTGTCCCAGTCGTGCACGGGACGCTGCAATGCGCGACCCTTGTCCTCGATCAACTTAGTTATGATGGCCCTCAAGGCCATCGCCGTCGCTGAATTTCTATCGATCACCATATCTGAGCATCCTACACCATCACGCGCCCGAATCAAATCCCCGCGCCGAGTCCTTGGCCTGCAGGCGCAACGCGTAGGACTTGAGCCTTAGCTCAGCTGACTTGAAATAGTCATCCCGTGCGTCGTCCGTCTGCTTGATCATGGCCTGAAACGTGCGAGCCGATTCAGACTCATTGGCCATCTGGGTGAGCTTCTGATACTCGATGTCGTTACCGGCTGAAACCTTCATCATGGCCGTCTCGCGGCGGATCAGCTCGACCTGAATACTCTTGTCCCCCTCAGCCTCTTTCTGCTGAAGTTTCGCGTACTCGAGGTTCAGGGTCTCAAAGTCGTTCTCACTCATAGGCTCAGGTGCCTTCGGTACCGGCTGCCCCGTCTCGGGATCAATCTGGCCGCCCTTCTCCCGCACATCCGCCATCACCAACTGGGTCTTGGCCCCAAGCAGTTCCGCCTCGGCCCCAATCTTCGCGACCTCAGCCTGCTGAACAGGATCGGGCTGCTGCTGGGCCTTCCACGCCGCCTGCTCCTCCACAGTCCTGAGCAACTGGTCGGTGGGGATGTCCATGAAGTTCACATATATGCGGTACAGTTCGTCCTTCTTGACTATCGCCGCCAGCTCGGGGTCCTGCCCGGTCATCTGCACCAGCAGCTGAGCGTGCTGCGCCTGTTGATCCTTGATCAGCAGGTAGCTCGCGCCACGCACCTCAACCGCGTAATCACCCTTGATCGACGCGTCGGGATCGTGCTGCATGTACCAGTCATAGATGCGGGGAATAACCCGGGCAGTGATGTGATCGTCCCAGTTATGAGCGGCCTGCCGCTGCACGATATTCTGAGCGTTGTATATCTGAGCCACTCCGCTGGCCCCGCCTTGGAGCGAGGCTGCCTGCGTGTCGCCCATGAGCAGTGGGAGGTTCGTGTTCGAGTCCGCGTTCTCCTTGGCCTGCGTGTACAGCGGCATGTTAGTGCCAATCGTTGACGGGATCACCATGCTCTGGATGGCCTCTTGGATCGGCATGTCCTCATCGTTCAGATACCACAACTTAGGTCCGGCGATAACATAGCTGCCATCCGCAGGGGTGACCATGCCTTTCTTGATGGCCATCTGAGGCCCGGCAGTCACCGCCGCGTTGTGGATCATACTGGCCCACATCATATCAATGACGGCCTGATCATCCCGCATGATGAAGGGCACGCCGTAGCCGAACACGCTGCCCTCGTCCTCCTCGTAGCAGAAGACGTTGTACGGCAGGGATGTGTCGGCCTCGAGAGGCGACAGGCTCACCCGCATGACCTTGCCTTGGCAGAACCATATCTCGGCGGTATAGGCCGTCAGGTTATCCTCGACGGGGACACTGAGACCAAGGGTCTCGAGGGCGTTGCGATCGAGCGGCCCGTGGTACTCCCACATGGCGTACTGCTCGTCGTAGTTGTCGGCGTCCGTCAGTAGCGAGGACCGACGCCTCAGCATCATGTCCACATTGCCCCGATCCGGAGACTCCTCCAGCAGGGCGTTCACTTGATCTGGGTAGAACCCATGGGTGGTGACCATCTGGCGAATCTTGGTGCCCGTGTACAAATGCAGTTCGAAAGCGTACTCGGACTCCTCAATACACCGGGCATGCTGGGGGAAGAACATCCACGGATCGACCCGGGCCACAGCGGGCCGTGTCACGATCTTGGACTCCATCACGGACACACCCTCGACCGTCTGGTAGGTCTTGCGCACTACGCGCTTCATGTAGGGGCCTTTAATGATCCCGGTGCCCACCCGACAGGCGTCGAGGATGGCGGCCCTGCCCAGCTCCGCGTAGGTGCTCTCGGACAGGCAGTCCGCGACCCGTTGGGTCATCTTGCGACAGGCCCGGGTGGCTATCTTCATCGACAACGCGTCGACATTGAGGGGCAGTGGCTGCCCCGGCGCGCCGTCCGGACCGGGCTGGGGCGGATTCGCCTCCATCTCAAGCTGGTACTCGTTGATGATGTCCTGCTCGGGCACCTCGGGGTAGGGGGTGGGGCGTAGCGCCCAGTTAGGGGAGTTGGTCGGGAACAGCATGTCGCCTATGCGGGCTGCAGCGATGCGGGTCATCGAGCGGGTCTTGTTATCAATCGGTGTCCCACCCCTCCTGTGCCCCCCGTAGCCGGCGGCCACATCAGCCTTGGTCGTCGGCCCTCCGGTCATGCCCCAGTACTGATCATTGTCCAGCTGCATGCGGAATTCGATCTGCGTCTTGTGGGTGACCGCCTTGCGCTTCTGCGCCTCAAGCGTGGCACCAATATCATTCAGCACCTGCGCCTGCTTCGCCCTCTGCTCCGTGTCTTCAACTATTGCGAGTGCTTGCTCAGCCATGCTCATCTCCAATTACCAAATTTAACCTCAACCACATTTTGTTTACCCGTGAACCCTTTCATCTCCGCCTCCGTCTTCGCGTACTTGACCAAGCCCATGATCAAATAGCGCGTGGCATCCATCAGATCATCTTCCGTCTTGGCTATCACGCCATTGACCCGGTGGTACGTGAGGTACTCGCTGAGCCAGCCAGAGCAGGTGTCAAAAACCTTCAGTCCGCCCTGCGCGAGGCGCTGCTGCCATTTCATGATGCCGGCCTCGACAGCCTTATCCGCAGGCTTCAGCTTGAGCTGGTGGTCGCGCTTGTAGATGTCGTATATCCTACGCCCATCCGATATGTTTGTGCCAGCAGTCTCTGACATGCCGCGCATCCATCGGCCCCGGGCATTGATGGCTGCCGCGTGCGTGGACATCTCCGCTTGAGAGCGCCGGTGCTCTGAGTACAGGTAGAGTATGTCGGAGTCCCGGTCCCAAGCGCCCCAGATGGCCGCCGTCGGATGGGTCCACCCGAAGTCCAGCCCATAGAGCCGGGGCCAATGGTCCGGTAACTCCCGGGGTTTGACAACAAAGTCTTTGGGGTCGATCGTGAATATCGCGCCTGAACCCAGCTGCGGCTTGCCATACCGGCGGGCCGCGATCTCGTGGCTCGGGTACCTCGTCATCATATCGTCGATCATGGCCTCGGTGATATGCGGCGCATCATCCCATGGAATCTCGATCGAGAATACCGACCCCTCTTTGGACCGCTTGATCAGGTCCCTCACCAGCGGTGTGGTGCCCTTGAGCGGGGTGAACGTATTCATCACGATCCCACCCGTGGTCATGGTCCGCATCAGGTTTTCGGAGTGGATGTCCTGTGGCGCTTCCTCGTCCTCCCACACCACCTCAAGCTCAACTGACTCGAACGCCTCCCGGCCCTGATCATACGACTTTAGTCTAAGGGTCGACCAGCCGCCGGAGATATGCTTGACCATGATCCTGTCATACAGGCCGGAGGCACCACGACTCGCTGAGACCCGTGAACGATCCAAGCAACGTGCTGGTATCATCCCGGTACCGAACTTGCCAACCTCGCCCATCAGGAGCTTCTGGATAGAGTCTCGGACGATCTTGCCCTCTTTTCCGGCGGCCACCCCGCGTACCGGCTTATCGAACCGGCGGCCCTCCCACCAGTGGGGATACTCCCCTGTCAAATGCACGGCCATCACGAAGGCACCCATCAGGCTCTTGCCCGACCGGTTGCCACCGAAGGCGATAGACTCGCGGTAGGTGGCACTGGCCTTCATGAACTCGCAATGTTTGTGGTACAGCTCGCGTCGATAGGGCCCCGTGTCCGGAAAGAAATTAGTCCACGTCTCGTGCTCTTTCCGCTTGGCCTGCTCCTCCATTAGCCGAAGCAGCTCGGCCTTTGCCTCGTCCAGCGTCAGGGGCTTGACCGGCCTAGTGGGTGCGACTACGGCCATCGCGTGGCATCTCCGCAAAGTCAGGGTCAGACTGTCCTACCGTGACCTTGGTTTTCTTAGGTACCGCCGCCTTGTCAATCTTGGCCACCATGTTCCCCAGCTCCGGATGTTTATCCAGCAGGTCTTTGATCCGGCTATCCAGTTCGCTGCCGGCGTAACCCTCGAGCGGTGCGTGCTCGATGCGATCCGTAAACATGGCGAGGGTCTTGCCCACCAGCTCAAGGGCCCTGAGCGCCTGTGTGGGCAGGAACTTAAACTGCCCTATGGGTCGACCCTTGAGGTCATACACGGGCTCAATCATCAGGCACCGCTCAGCGGTGCGGATGAGCTGCTCCAGCACCCACTCGGGGCCAAAGACATTCGTGCCGGGCATGGTCACCGGCGGTATCTGCATAACCCCAGCCGTCTCCGGCTCCACCGGC